TCTCGATGTGATGTGTGGCAGCCTCACTCGCGATGGCGCGAGAGGCGGGCGCGTCAATACCTTGAAGCTGAGAAAAGCTGGCATGAGTCCTGAGGACCTTCCAGCTTGTCTCAAATTGGTATCGAACGCCCTGGCTGAACGTAAGAAGTTCTTACAGGTGGATAATGCTCTTTATGAGTCACTTGTAATGGGCACCTACTTTCTTCGATCATTAGTAGAGGTGCTGTTGGATTGCGATCCAATCTTCTTACGTCTTAGACTAGCAGATTTGTGGGAGGTTTTCGAGGTACTTTTGCCACTCGATCCTGCTCAGCAGGTGGCAGTCCTCAAATATTGGACGGCGTGGCCCATGGCCCGTTGGCTGCGCGAATCGGATATTAATGCAGCACGCCCATCCTTCCTCCCTGTGGTTCAAGCTTTCGATTTCCCCATCCGGGGAACTGTGCGGAAGCACTTCCGGAACATGTTGGCGTCCAAGACGTCCAACGCCCGTGCGGGCACGCTGTTTAACGGCATCCTTCAGGGTGTCAAACGCGGCTGTGCCCCAGTTCCAGAAATGTTCGAGTTCGTGTCCTGCATCAAGCATAAGGCGGCTTTGACGGTCCCTGTCGTGTTCGAGCATGACTCCCAATTTCACAAGAAATTCCGTGCAATTTGGGGGCGCACTAACACATCGGGTCGACCTTGTAGTCGCCTCTCGCGATGGAAGAGAGCTCATCTTGATCGGAGGTTCGAGCGCCTTATGGCTGCTCCTTCCAATCACGCCAGTCTTGAAGCCAAACGCTCAGAAGGTGGTCGGATTCAGGAAGTCTTTAGGATAAATCGTCGCCTTATTGGCGATGACTACCAGGTGGGAGGGAGGAACTCATCCTCTACCTCCTATGCCAATACTGGCATGATACCTGGCTCCCTGGATGTTCCAGATCCACCCTTGTTGGATATGTACGACGTAGGTGGTGAGGTTATCGAGCGAAGAGGTTGGCCCTTGGCCAGTTATGAGAGATTCCTCTCCCTCGCCGCAAGACACTCACGTGGTCGTAACTTGAAAGCGGAAGTTGCTCTTTGCTTAGAGCCTCTGAAGTGTCGAGTGATCACTAAGGGTGAGGCTTTGCCTTACTTCGTCGCGCAGACATTCCAACGTCAGATGTGGAAGGTTCTCCAAGAAGTTCCAGCCTTTAAGCTGACTTCTACTCCTGTAGACGCAAGCATGCTCTACGGATTGGAGCTCCAGACATCTGTCCTGAACTTAGGCTTTGACAAGTGGGTCTCTGGTGATTATTCTGCGGCAACCGACGGATTGTCTTTAGAAGTCAATCAATCATGCCTAACAGCAATGCTCGATACTCTACAGGCGACGCCTGAGGAGAAAGAGGTATGCCGTAAGGTCTTGGGTTGCCATGAAGTGTCTTATCCAGAGAAACACGTTAAGTCAGCTGGCGGATCTCTCGATCCTTTTACGATGCAGAACGGCCAACTCATGGGTTCTGTTCTCAGCTTTCCTGTCCTTTGTGCTGTCAATCTGACGGCCTATTGGTGTGCACTTGAAGAGTACACTGGTCGGTCATTCACAAAGGAGGAATTGCCCTGTCTGGTTAACGGTGACGATATACTGTTTAAGTCAAATGACGAATTCTATACAGTATGGAAGAAGTGGATCGCAAGGGCGGGTTTCACCCTCTCTCTTGGTAAGAATTACATTTCTCCCCATTTCCTCACTGTTAACTCAGAAAGCTGGCTCCATCGAGGCGGTAGCTCCTTCAAGAAGCTGCCATTCCTCAACTGTGGTTTACTCCTACAAGAGGCCAATGGCCCCATGAAGGTACCACTTAGGATGGAAACGGCTGAAAGACCTCTGATCTCCAAGCTCCAGTGGATTTTGGATAACTGCAACAACCCTACAAGGGCCTTCGATCGTATAAAACACCATTGGAGGCGCAGTTTAGCGATCAATACGCATGACGGATTTTACAGTCTGTGTGCGCCTGTTGAGCTAGGAGGTTTGGGTCTCAGGGTACCAGACGGCTGTCGCGATCGTGTGTTCTTCACCGCGATTCAGCAGCTTTTGGCTGGTCAGAAACTCAAGGAGTTTAAGGAACTCGAAGGTCGGTTAGTCAGATCTCTTCCATCCGGCGGATTTAAACGAATCTCTGTCGTTGAGCGGAATAGAAACCTTGACACTGACCCTAGTACCATAGGTCGTGTTGGACGGGTAGTCGTTCGACATTTGCTTGAACCACGACGTGACGGGCGGGAAGTCCATTTCAAGGATCCAAATGCGAGCCAACGAGTGGCTCTTGAGCTAAACCCCCTTCAAGGTATTCTTGAGGTGAGGAATCCGATATTCTCCTTGAATTGGATTAGTAGGAAGAGGCTTAACTCGGCATTTGCCGGTGAGTCAAAGATCACAGCTCCTTTCACCTTTGATGTGGAGTTACGGAAGCAATTGACACGGGGGCCAACTGATGACGCATCCCCTCCAGGTATACTGGAAAATATTGCAGAAATGGCTACGGACAAAGTTTCATCCGTATCTTCGCCCTGCAGGGTGAAACGCTGGTGATCGATGGTCACTTCGGTGGCCATCTTGTTGCTACATAGAGTACAATTCTTCAGATTACAATTACGTACTCTCTTCTTCTTCCCTAATACCTCGTTATTAGTGAGACAGTATCATGGCTGGACGCATTCGCATCAAGCGCAAGATTGCCAAGCGCAAGAAGGCTCCGGTTGAACGGACCCGAAGTCGTGCTGACAAAGTGTTAGCACAGGGTACAGGCAAGACCGTGGCGAAAGCCTTTGGTAATTCGAGAGGGGCAGGTGTCGATGCATGGGATGCTTTTCATCCATGCCACCTTCCTCTTCCTCGCGCCGTTGGTCCTTACACCGTTGTTCGGACCACTGCCCTTATATCTTCAAATTCGAAGGTCAATCTGATTGGTACGTTTCGACGTAACACTCAGAGTGGAGTCGCGGGCTCGTGGTCAACCGTTGGTTGTCTTCGGTCTGTGTTTTCCGGTAATCCCATCAACGGATTTGAGAACTCTTTTATACAGAGTGTTCCTTTTCCTGGTGCCAACGTTGCCGGTTCTGGCCTTTCTGCCGTTCCTTCTGCGATTTCTGTCCAAGTAATGAACTCCAATCCTCTTCAGTCTACTGAGGGGATTGTCGCCGGTTCTGTCTCCCATACCCAGCTTGACCTGAACGGTCGGACTGAGACGTGGAATGACTTTGCTTCAGAGTACATTTCATACATGAGGCCTCGCTTGATGTCAGCTGGAAAGCTGGCCCTGCGGGGGGTCCAGATGGACTCTTACCCCTTGAACATGAATGCGTGCTCCGAGTTTCTCCCGGTGACATTGTCTGCGGACGGAGTCTTCACTTGGAAACCAGATGATGGCCCTCTTGCCTTGTCTGGCCTTTCTCCCGCTGGTTGGGCTCCCCTTGTTATCATCAACAATGGTACTCCTGGTGCACTGTTATTAACATTTCTAGTGACCGTCGAGTGGCGTGTTCGATTCGATATAGGGAACCCAGCTGTCTCTTCTCACACCAACCACGGTGTCTCGACAGACACCCAGTGGGGTCATATGGTCAACACGATGGTTGGCCGTGGTCATGGTGTGCTTGACATCGTGGAGAAGGTTGCCAACACTGGTGCCGCGGTTCTTGGTGCTGCTCAGGCAGCCCGAGGACTGGCCGGTCTGGCCCTCTGATTCTGTCTCCTTTAACTGAGGACAGGCCTTCTTGGCCTGGCCCGTCTCTGCTAGTCAGTCGACTGTTGTTATTTTGTTGCCGCTGAAGCTAGGTTAACCCCATAGGGAGTCACCAACACTTTGTGCCAAATTTATTGTGCCGGACAAGAGTAAATCTCGTAAGATTCCGGACGGCCTACGTTGGTGATCTCTTTGAGTGAGATCTGGTGAACGTTGCGATGGACTGATGACAGAGCCTTTTCGTCCCATCGGCTGTCACACGCAGCAGGTTAGCTTCGGCTACCGAC